GTGAGCTACACGGCTCAAATCCGCATCAAACGCGACGGAGTGCAAGTCTACCAAGAGAGCCAGACCTTCGCCCGAAAACAGGCCGCCCAGGCTTGGGCGCGTAAGCGCGAGACGGAGTTGGATGAGCCTGGTGCGATCGAGCGGGCGAGCCGCAAGGGCGCCACGGTTAAAGAGATGAATGCTCAGTACCTGGTCGAGGTTGAAAAGGCCCGACCATTGGGCAAGACCAAGCGCGCGACACTGACAGCCATCGGCGAGACATACCTCGGCCAGTTGACTGATACGGAAATCAACACCCAGGCCCTCGTCGACTTTGCCCTCTGGCGAATGAGCAAGGAGGGCGGCGGGGTTCAGCCTCAAACTGCCGGCAATGACCTGGCGCACCTCGGCGCTGTTCTGGCGATTGCTAAAGATGCATGGGGGTACCAGGTAGATCCGCTCGCGATGGGCGGCGCTCGGCGGGTACTGAGGAAACTGGGCTACAACCTAAAAAGCCGCGAACGTGACCGCCGGCCCACGTTGGACGAGCTGGGAAAGGTACTGGCGCACTACCAAGCTATGCAAGCAAGGCGTCCGACTGTCACCAATATGATGAAGGTCGTGGGTTTTGCCCTGTTCTCCACGCGTAGGTTGGATGAAATAACACGTATTCGCTGGGCAGATATCGACGAGCCCGGTCAGCGGGTGTTGGTGCGCGACATGAAGAATCCCGGGCAGAAGATTGGCAACGATGTTTGGTGTTACTTGCCAGATGAGGCGTGGCAGATCCTCCAGACAATGCCAAAGGCCGGCGACGACATATTCCCCTACAGCCCTGAATCTATCTCCACGTCTTGGACGAAAGCCTGCAAGTTTTTGAATATTACAGACCTGCACTTCCACGACCTCCGGCACGAAGGTGTCAGTCGCCTGTTTGAAATGGACTGGGACATCCCGCGTGTTGCGAGTGTTTCGGGGCACAGGGATTGGAATTCAATGCGGCGATACACGCACTTGCGTGGCAAGGGCGACAGATATTTAGGGTGGGAGTGGCACGAAAAGATATTGAGGGCGCCCGTACAACTGGGCGCCGCATCAATGAAGTGGCTCAACAGGTGGGTTTTAACCCGTTGAGCTGGTTGTGCTCTTTAACCGCTGCTGCGCGTTGTAGATCGAGGTAGGCGGCCAGGTCGGTGAGGTGGATGCCCTTCGCCGACTTCTGGCTCGGCTCCAGGCGAGTGATTGGCAACTTGATCTGACCACTCATCACCTTGCGCTGGAACATGTCCGGCGCAAGGTGCGTGAAGTAATCCCGGCAGACCAGCTCCAGCGAGATAATCGCCTGGCCATCGTATTGGGCCATCAGGATAAAGGCTGTATTCATGATGTTCCCCTCACATCCTAAACGATTGATGAACGAGCGTCGGCCGGGAGACATGGTCAGCGGGCTGCGCGGCGTTGGCTTGGATTTCACAAACGAAGCGATGCCGCTCCCGGTTGGGCGCGGTCAGCGCATCGGTCAGGCTTGGTACGGCGTCGATGCATTGCTCGAAGGCGTGTGGTCCGCTCCAGCTATCAGCCCTCACCATCTGACAATCCGTTCGTGTCGCATCCGTGCAAAGGTAAAGCAGAAGGAATACGGTCATACCCCACCCCTCGCGGCGTAGCAGTCATCGCATGAGCCAAAGGTCATGGCGGAGCATTTGGGGCATTCTTGCTCGGTCGCGTCTTCCGATAGTGCTTCGTCTCCCGGAAATCCCAGAAAGTCATCGTTTATGTTGATTTCGCGGTAAGCGAATAACCTCCAATGCAAGCCATGGCGAAGGTAGTGGCCGAGCATCCAATGGACAACTGAAGCCTGTTCATCTTCACTACGCTCCCCAATACAGTGACCCAAATGCCGCAGTTGTTGGACTGTAATGGCTAACCTGCTGTGAGGAAGGCCGAGGATGTACCGAAGATCCGCAGTTAGCTCTAGTGGTGCCGATATCGGACCGGACTTTTCGTAAGGGTAGATAGTTTTGGGATCGCTTTGGATTTGATTGGGATGCATGGTGCTTCTCCTTTGAGACGGTGGGGGAGTTGCAGCTCCCCGTGCTCCGCCTGTATTGGGTATCAGTGCGCGTATCGATGCGGTTTGTTTTGTTTGGCCGCTTCACGTTCGGCCATGAATGCAGCCCACTCCGCTGTTTTACGCTGCTGGCGGATACGGCTACAGGCTCGGTGCTTACGGGTAGAGCGCGCGTTGCCGCAGATATCGCAGCGGCTCGGCAGGTCCAGCCGGTGGCTGGCCATCGTGGGGCGCTCACGCTCGGGGCTGGTGCGTTTATGCATGATCACTGCCCCCCATGAGCATGCGTGTCAGTGCATTGGGCAGGCCGTCTGGCGTCAGCTTGTGGAGTGGCTGCGTAACGCTGCGACCGTTGGCGGCGCGCAAGGTGGCGACGTTGCCATCGATCCCTATGATCACGCCTGTACGAGCGCTGAGCCGGTATTCCCGGCCGCCACCGCTCATTGCGACATAACTGACCTTGTCACCGACAGCGAGTGGAGCTGTGGTAGCCTCTACGGTGCCGCCTTTGGGTTGATTCACTTGCATGGTGCTTCTCCTTTGGGTGGTCGGTGTCGGGGGGTTGCAGCCCCTCGGCACCACCTTCTTACTGGCTTTCGCCGGTTGGGTTTTGCTTCCGCACCAGGTGCAGCAGCAGGTTTTCAAACTCAACAACTTCATCCGTTGCTGACTGCCATTCCAGGACTGCCTGGATCTGTTCCCGGCTGCACTCCAGCACTAGGATTTCTTTCTCGTTTACTGCACGAACCTCCAGGATCGCGACCAGGCCGGATGGGTCGTAGGCTTCGGCATGAACCAGCTGGGTTGCTTCGCCGATCCACTCATGCAATTCCTTCAAATGTTTGAGCTGCTTCGTGGCGCCGTCCTGACCCTCGCCTGTGATGACTTGTATGTGCATGGTGCTTCTCCTTTGGGTGGCAGACGTTGCAGCGCCTGGTAGGTACTGCTGGTGCCCCGTCAGGCCTGGAAGTGCCAGCACTTCACGATGGGCTGCTTGGTGACGGTGGCATTGCTGTTCTTGGCCTGGTGAGCCCGTACCGCGCTGTCTGTCGCCTTGTTCACGTCGAGCAGCTTCCGGGAGCGGGAGTCCTTCAACCGCTCACGCAACTCGCTGACGTCGGCAATTTTCTGGCGGTGCTCGGCGGCGCACTTCACAAAGTCGTTGAGGTTGATGGCGATGACGTTGTCTTTCTTGCTGTGGTTGACCACTGGGCCATCGGCGTCGAGGCCTTCCAGGTACTCGTAGACTTCCCAAAATTCAGCCACCACCGGATGGTCAGAGCTGATTGAGGACTGGCGCTCGATAGCCATGCGAATAATCTGCGTGCGGGTGTGACTGATCTGCGGTTCAGTGAGCGGTACCACCATGCGCAGGCAGTCGAGCAGAGCAAGCATCTGGGCGTGGTTCTTGTTGATTCGCTCCACGCGGATGTAGCCGCGTAGCTTGTTGCCGCAATGGCTACAGTCGCTTTGCTCGTCCTTGAATGGGGTCTCACAGGCAAAGCAGTGGGAGTGCAGGTTGCGCAACTTTGCCTCGTAGCCGGGTATGCGCTGGGCGAAAAGCTCCATCACTTCCAGCTCTTTACGCACGGCCTGCAAAACAAAATTGCTGAGCGTCGAGCCTTCCAGTGCGTTGAGCCGATCTGCCGCCGCGCGGCTTTCAGCTGTCACGTTCGGCCGAACAAAGTGCAGTTTGACGATCCGGGTCATGATCGCCTCTGACGCCACAACAGGGGCGTTCTGACTGATAGCAATGGTGCCGCGAAACGGTGGTTCGTAGGTTTCGTTGCCGGCGGTTTTAACGCCCTTGGTCGCCAGGGTGCCACCGCCGTAGTAATCCTTGAGTTCGTCCCATTCGAAGGTTTTGGCGTGGGCCTTGTCGTCGCCGCTGCGGTCTGACTCCAACAGCACGATTGGCATGCCGGATACCTGGCCCATTAAACGGCTGCGGCCGGCCTTGGTGGATTTGGACGGGTCAAACCCTTCGTAACCGTCACGGCCTTCGAGTTTCCACAGAAGTGTGAGCAGTGTGGTCTTGCCGGCGCCGGCTTCGCCTGTGGCTTCAAGGAACGGAAACGACTGGTAGCGGCCACGGATCTGCTCGGCGAACAACGAGCCAAACCAGAAGGTGAGAGCCACGATGCCTTGGGCGCCGAAGCACTGCCAGAGCAGGCCCAACCACTGCGGATCGTACGTTTTACCGTCTTTCTCCAGTTCGATTTTTACCCCCTTTTGCAGTGTTTTGAGCTTGAGCTTGCCCATTTCAAAGAACTCCTCTTCGTTGATGTTGACGACTTGGCCTTCGCGAATAGCGACGTCGTTGAATACGTAGCAGCGGTACTCCTTGCTGTACCCCACGTAGTCGATGGTCTGAACGGTTTTAATGCCAAAAAGCTGGTCTTTCATGAGTTTGTCCAACTGTTGTCCACTGCCGGTGAACACGGCCCCGGCGCCCATGCCGAGAAGTCTTTTTTTGAATTCGCTGGCGGCGGCAACCTGGCCACCGGTGAAGGTGTTTTTCACCGATCCACCGTCGTGCGGAAAGTCGACGCGAAAGAAGTACCAGGACTCGTCGGTAATCTCGTTGCGCTGGAAATAGAGGGCTTTGGGATAGCAGTTGGCGATTTCGACGACGCACCCGGCCACGTTCAGTGCTTTCTCCCGGAGCTGCTTGTCGTTCAGCACCTGGGTTTCCTGGTCATCGCTCTTTTCCAGCGCTTGTTTGGCGCTGTTGTATTTCGCGAGGTCCAATTTCCACCAGTACAGGCGAGAGTCGAAACAGAAGTGAAATTCCTCCCGCTCACGCCACTGGTACATCAGCAACGCTTTGTCGCTGGCACTCTCTGCGATCAGCAGGGCGCCCTGGTGACGGGCTTCTTTCAAGTCCTTTTCGATGCGATCAGCGCGGGCCTTTTCATCGTCGATGAATGCCCAGCGCTGATGCAGATCGTTCCAATCGACCTTGCGGGCATCCGGCTGTGACACCAGGGCAGCGTCGCAAGTAAAGCCAAGTTCGCGGGCACGCTTCACCCAAGTGCGGGTGTACTTGTGAGCGCCTGGCTCATTGTCCAGAGCCCAAACCAGCTTGGGCGTTTTGCCGCCGCGTGCGGTGATGAGCGCCTTGAGTGATTCTTCTGGAAAGGCGTTTGAGGACAGCGCCGCAACCGCAGAGATACCGTTTTGAATTAGCGCGATGGCGTCGAAGATGCCTTCAACGATCCACAGCTCTTTCACTTCAAGCAGATCCAGGCACGGCGGGCACCACCAATGCCCCCTGTAGCTCTTGAGGGGTTGGAAACGGGCCTTCTTCTTGCCGAAGCGGGAAGGCTGGTCAATCAAGCGCTCCCAGTACCCGCCGTGCTCCAGAGGAAAGCGGACGGTTGCAGAGCCGATTTCCAGCTCTCGGTCGAAGTAGCTTTCCTGGGTGTACCAACCCTCAATCAACTCAACGCGGAATCCGCGGGCAAACGATAGGTACGCTTTGGCGCTGGCGGCAGGCTGGTCGCTGGTGGCCGGCGCGCGCTTGCTCCAATCGTCAAACAGATCGGGATAAAGCTCTTTGACCGGCGCCATATACCGGCACTTTTCTTCGCGGCCACAGCGGATAAACCAGGGCTCATCGTGGCGCGAGAACAAACGTTTCTGATTGCACTGCGGGCAAGTGCCCTTGCGCATGTAATGCGTGCCTTTCATGTGCTGAAGGCCGTAATCAGACTCCAGGCGCTGAAGTACATCAGCGCGGATCTTGTCTTCCATGGGCTTGCGAATCACTGCACATGCTCCGTGACCGTGACAACGAGCTGCTTTTTCAGCTCGGTGCGCGTCTTGCAGATGCCTGCCAGGTAGGGCAAGTCCTCAAGTACCTTCGGCGCCCGCTGACCACTTGGCACATTCCGGTAGCGGTCGGAGTACCAAATATCAGCCATCGTGACTTCGTACTGACTGGTCAACCACAACAGGTAGTGCTGCGCCTGTTGTTCGTCCAGTTCTAGTTTTATGGTGATTTTGCTCATTTCGGCCACCAGTAAGTTGCAAATTCCCCCTACCCACGCGGTGCGGGCATCAAACAGGGAGGGGTTGGGATTAGTGCGGGAGGTTGCGAGTCAGCAGCAGGCGTGTGGGGAGCAAGCGGGCTGAAACGGGATGTCGCTGTTGAGTGCAGTTGTCGAGCAGCCAGATCACAGGGCGGAACGGGCCGCTGGTGGGATGAATGCCAAGCCAGGCGACACGCTTGCAGGTCATGCTTTCAAACTCGGCGACGGCCAGTTCAGCAATGCGTTGCACCAGGTGCGGAGGCACCTCAAGCGACAGGGTTAGGTAGTGAACGCAGTTATCCAGCAATTGGCTGTCACCGGCCAGATGCTGAGAGCGGTGGCGGTACAGATAGGCTACCGCTGCTTGCTGCATGGCGACGCGGTAGTCACTGGCTGGGTTCGTAGTCAGGGCGATGGTGTTCATACGGTTGCGGTCTCCATTTCCAGTTGTTCCAGCAGATCGGGTTGATTGCTGGCGGTTTTCATCGCCTGTCGGCGAATGACCACATCTGCTACTGGCAGGCGTACAGCCGGATTGGGCATGCCGCTGGGACTCAGTTCGTGGGTCATTTGAAATTCAGCACGCACCGCCCAGCCGCAGGCTTCGTTGGTGCATTGCATGTAAGTGATCCGTAGGAAAATGTGCTGGCCTTCGCTGGTGCGGATGCGCATGCGGCTATGGCAATGGGGGCAGACCAGCTTGTAAGTGCTCATAAACGGCGTCCTTTACAGCGCTTCCGCAGCTTCGTGGGCAATGTTCAACGGTGTGATTGCGTCACCGATGGCCAGCCGGATATCAGTGCCAGAGCAGTCGTGATTGGTGGTGGCGACAATTTCTTTTAATGTGTTCAGTCGCTGTTGAGCGATCACCAGCAGATCCGATAGATGTTTCCTTTCTTCTTCAAGGATGTAAGTCATGGGTAATCACTCAAAAAGAGAAGTTGAACGCTTGCTGCAACGTTTGCAGGAGCGGCATGAAGCACTGGCGAAAGTCATGTGTGGTCGTGACGCGACAATGCTGACCGACAGGGAAGCGCCAGGACTGGTAGTGAGCGCCGAAGACATCCGCTTTGCTGTTGACGACGTAGCTACCGCGTTGAAAGAGATCAAGGCACGGCTCGGCAAGGGCTGATTGCACGTGCTCACTGGACTGCTCTCTGGCTGTAGAGCTGGATGGTCGCGAACACCTCGGCGTAACGGGCCGACATGTAGGTGATGAGAGCGCTGATGATTGCGTCGGCTTCACGTTTTTCGATAACCCCGTCATCCAGGGCAGCAGACATGATTTGGTCGACCTTGCCCCGCTTGGCCGAGGCCTTGAGCGAGCGGCTGTAAAGCTCCACGTTGTCCAGGCTTTCCGGGAGGCTCAGTGGTACGAACATGCCGCCGTACATTGAGGCGATGTAATCGGCTAGGAATGTGGTACCTGTAACCTGCTCCAGGTGGTGAATGTGTTCGTCTGTCAGTGGGCGACTACCTGCGTTCTCGTAGGCTTGGTTGTCGAACTTCTTAAGCGGCATACCGAGGTCCGCCGAGGCGTACATCCGACCGCCAGGGTAGGCGCCGATGACGGCCATAACGACGCTCTTTCTGCTGTCTAGAACTGGGCGTTTCATCTTCTGGTTTCCCCTTGGAGCCAGAGGCCCTAGTTTGTAATCACGCCGTCTTTGATACCGAGCAAAACAGCTGCCCGGTGTGCTTCACCGCGACGGCCTTTCTTGCGGCCATTGAGCAGGTCACTGACCAGATTTCTGTTCAATTCATACTGACGGCAGAACTCGGCAATGCTGACGCCCTTGCGGTCAAGAGCTGCGCGGGCTTGCTCGGGTGTAAGAGGGGCGGGCATAGTGTTCATGTGTGTTCGTTCGTGTTGGTGTGGGGGTATTTTTGAATAAAAAAATGTTCAAGTCAACGAGGTTTGATCAAAAAAATGTACATTTCTGATGGGGTGGGCGATCGCCTAAAAGAAGAGCGCGACCGTTTGAGCCTGAATCAGACTGATTTTGGGGCGCTGGGAAGCGTCAGCCGAGGGACACAAAAGGCCTACGAACAGGGGACCAATTCGCCGGATTTGCGCTACCTGGCAGCTCTTGAAGGGGCGGGTGTGGATGTTCAGTACGTGCTGACAGGCGTGAAGGCTGCGCTGTCAAAAGATGGGCTTGATAGCGTCGAATCCAGAATTCTTGAAAACTACCGCTCTCTTTCTGAGGGTGACAAAGCGTCGGTCCTACGACTGACCAGCGCGCTGGCAATCCCCACAGCCGTTTAATCCTCTTTCGCTTCAGGCCGATGGCAATCACTCGGCCTTGCTTCCTGTGGACTACACCACCTGATTTCCCTGCCTATAGCGTTCATTGTTTTTTACGGCTTGGAGGGGGTGCTGGCACACCAAAACATGCTGAGAATCGCTCGTTCGCCGGGTGTTTTTGACGGTACTACTGATGGTGCCGGGCGCCCGTTACGTGTTGCAAAGGGAGTAGAACATGTTGGTGAACAGCGATGCAGAGACCAATCAAACCGCAAACGGTGAAGATCAGCGACTGACGCCTGCTGAGCTGCACCTGGTGATGGCGTTCCGGCAGTTGAGCGAAGAGCACCGGAACGACATGCTGCGGTTTATTGATGCGCTCTTGAACGCTCAATAGGAGGAGAGGCCCGGCACGCCGGGCTTTTAATTTATCAACGAGCGCCGTGCACTAATAAAAATTCTCTAGTTGCGAGTGTGGACATTAATGCCTCTTCGCTACCAAGTATTGAGTACAGATTTAGATTGAATTGTTCCAGTTTTATAAGGACTTTCAATTTTTCTGACTTGGGGATAGTGATTTTGTAGATAGTGTCTTGCCGCTCTCCACCGCTGTGGCTTTCATGGGATTTTATATCGTATGGCAAGGCGGTGCGAGCTCCAGAGCTTTTGAGACACATTGTATATTGTGCTTGCTGGAGCGTATGGCGCTTGTGCGTTTTTATATGTGGCCCCATATTTTGAATGAAGGTGCTGTCGCTGGAGTATAGTTTTGATCGGCCTAGGTATTCCTGATATACAAAAATTGCAATACTACCTGCTCCGCCGCAAGCTGAGAATGCAAACAATGATGCTATATATGGAGACCGGGTCCAATCGAGCAACGGTGATGGGAACCCATGATGCCTCAAATAAACGAGGTATTCTGGGGATGGAATGTCCGCATAAATACCAATTGAACTTTTTTCGGTTTGTCTGATTTCACCACCTTTGAGAATTGGGTCCCATGTTGTTTCGGCATGTAATTCAACTTGGTATCTTATTTTCTCTGCGCTATACATATATTTGTTTAAGCTGGTGATGTTGGGGGCGAACCTTTCAAGTGTGGTTTGTAATCCCCAGGTTTCGTCTGCATGCCCGCGAAATAGTAGTTCGGAATATTTTCTTCCTGCGTCTAAACTATCTGAGGCTTGTTTGCTTTTTAGGTCGGTGACCCATTGTTCAAATTCTTCAAATGTATGCAGGTTGATTGTTTTCATGGAGGTATGTCTTGAGAGAGATAGTTTCATATTATGGTCTATCGGTATGGCTTTGTGCTATGTGTGCCCCTTGCCTTAATTCTACACAGCCAATAGCCTATGTTTCCCAGTGACAGTGACTGGGCATCAAGGATGAATTTCGGGGGAAGCTATGAGGTTCGATTTTGTTGCAAAGGCCGTGGTCAGCATGGTGCTGCTGCAGGTGTCTGCAGCGGTGGTGGCTCAGCCTTGCGCAGAGATTTTGAAAGGGCTCCAGCAAGAACGTCACCTCTCCCAGGTCAAACAAACCGACGGCAAGCAAACCACTGAGTACCGTGACGGCCCGAACATCGTACTGTCCCTCAGCTGCGCCACGGGCGCGCCCAACGTTGCTGTCACTTGGGATGGCCCAGCCCCGGATCAGGCGTTCTATGACCTTGTCGGCCGCACCGGCAGCCTGGTGTCAAAACGATCAGCCGCCGACGTCGTGAAGGGATCCAAGCAATGCCGCCAGCAAGCACTGAAAGACGAAAGTGAGATTGCCACTGTCGAACAAACTGGCCTGGCCATCGAGTGCCAGGCCTTTGCCCGCGACGGTGGTGGCACGACCATCACCGTGTTTGGCGAATAACGTCTCTACGCTTTGGCCCCGCTACTTGTAGGGCTTTCTAATTCGGCTTTTTCCGCTTGCAACCGCTTCCACTCCCGATCCACGGCGCGTTTCGCCGTGTTCTTGTTGGCGTACAGCCACAGCAGCCGTCTCGGCTTAGCCTGGTCACCGGCCGTCATGGTTTTCTCTTTCCCGGTTTTCTCATCGCGGTAGTAGGCGATGATTCCGGTGTAATTCAGTTTGTTCTCTTCTGCCAGATCTTCGACGGTGTCTTCTGGCAGTTTGCTCTCCAGCTCCAAGCTCATGGTGTAGCCACTGTCCGGGCTGAGGCTGTGTTGCACGTTGCCGCCGTACCAGATTATTTCGTCGATTTCATCCTTCACACCCTGGAGCGTGTAGGTCAGCTCCGGGATCAGATCGGGCCGCCCGACCGCCAAGGTGTAGCTGAGGGTGGCACTGCCGCGACGCAGGCGGTTGAACTCGGCCCGGGCGGCGCGCAGAGCTGACTGTTTGTCGCTGTAGGTGTGGCGTAGGTCCTTAAGGTTTTCGCCGCCGCCGGCAATGGCCTCCTGTTTCTTCGCGCTGTTCACGTCGTAGAAATAAGCACGCACACCGTCGTAGCTGTCGCGATCGGCTTGCAGGTAGCGGTGCTGGTCGCCATCAATGCGAGTGAGCGTGATGTGCGGCAGGGGCAGGCCTGTTGCGGTCTTGCCGCCGCCCGCCGGCATACATAGCAGGCACCCAGCTTTTACGCTGGCCACCGCATCGAATTCCTCTCCCAGGCGAGTGATGAGGTTGGCGTCTGATTCGTTGGCCTGGTCGAGCTGCAGAATGGGCAGCGTGCCAAGCGCACCTGCTACGGTCGATGTCAGGTTGTTACCCATGGCGATATCGCCGATGACTTTGCCCAAAGTGGTGTTGCTCCAGCTACGTTCGCGCTTGGTCTTCAGGCCTTTACGCAGATCGGCGGATCGAGCGCGGATGCTCAATACGTCCGGGGCGCCACTGTGTTCGGTTTCATCGACAGTGTATGTGCCTTTATCTACCAGGCCTGTGTCGCTCCAGCCCAGCCACAAACGCACTACCGCGCCCTTGGGAGGAATCGCCAATAGACCATCGTGGTCGCTGAGGGTGATGCTGAGTTGGTCGGCCTCGATACCCCGGTTGTCAGTCAGCTCCAGGCTCATCAGCCGAGGGCTGATCAACTGGGCGATGTCGTTGCCGTCGACGGTAAGGCGGAAGGCCGGCACTGGATAAGCCGCATCGCGCTTATAGCGATCGACGGTGTCTTTCAGGAACCCGGTGACACGGGAAAGGGCGGCCTCGATCATAGCAATCTGCGCAGAATGTTGATGCCGACACTGGTACCGGCGCCGAGCAGATCAACTCGGTCATCGTCGATACGTTTGAGGGACAAGGTAAACTCGATACGCCGGGGAGTACCGTCCTTAAAGAAAATGGTCCTGTTCTCACTCAGGCTTTCTATCACCCAGAGACCGTAAATACGGCCACTGCCTTCAACCATCGGCCAGGCTTTCCCTGTATTGGCCATCAGCCGAATCGCGTCCAGGCTGACGGGGCTTCCTGCAAGTTCGGGGAAGATGATGCCCGGCAGGGTGATGGCATCATCCCCACGGCCAAGAAATTGCCGTGCAGGCACCGTGCCTATTCGGCTATTGCTCGCATGACGCCACTCCGTCTGGCGCTGGAGTTCCTGATAGGCGGCGGTGGAGAGGCTGAAAACGAACATTCCGAGGGCAAGCATCATGGGCGGCTACTCCAGATCAGATAGTTTGCTGCGCTTGCGGGCGCTTTTTTCGCTGTCGACGCGGGCCAGCTCGGCACGCACAGCCCTGGCAATCGCTTGTGCGTCCATCCCCGGTGTGGGGTGGATGTTGATTTCATAATGGTCATGGCTGTCATAGCTTGGCGCCGTCACCGGGCTAATTGGAGGACGTTCATCAATGGCAAGTGCTGGTGTCGCTACTGCTCCCAGCGCCAACGTGCCGGCGGTGATGAACTGTTTGCCGAAATTGATCAAGGCGGTCAGAGGGTTGTCATCAAGTGATGTTGCCGGTTGCGGAGTGCTGGCTGCTGAGGGAGTGAACGGCTTGTCTGGGGTGTGTAGTTCCGCGTAGGGCGATTTTTCAACGAGTGGCGGGGGTGAAACCGCAGGCCCAAGAGCCAGCGCCTTCATTTCGGTCATTTGTTTGCCGGGAAAGGTCAGACCTTCAATTGAGCTTAAGTCGATCGCCAAAGGCGGCATCGACAACGGTCCGAGAGTCATAACTGTTGATTCAGGTTTTTGAGTTCCTGGTGCTGTAACGTTTTCAACAGGTGGTCTTTCCACCGCCATGGGACCAAGTGCAAATCTTCTGGCGTCGCTGAGCCGCACGTTTGGAGCCGATTGGATATCAGGGCTCGTTGTGCCGATCAGAGGAGCAGGAACAACCGGTACGGGTAAGGACAACTGCCCGGCCTGGGTGATTTGCTTGCTGAGATTGTTGATTACCCCAACAGGACCTTTCTCGCCGGCTTCCAGTCCTTGGGTCAAGCCAGCCATCGTGAAGCCACCCAGCTCTGCAAATACTCGCGAGGGGCTGTGAATGCCAAGCTTTTCCTTGAACCACCCAATCGTTGAATCGCCGATCGATACGATGGTGTCCTTCACTAGGCCCAGGCCGGACAGCAGACCATTCACCAGCCCGTTGACGATCATGCTGCCAAATTCGGTGAAGCGTGACGGCAGCTCAACGCCCAGGTAACTGAGTACACCTGCGAAGGCCTGGTAGATCAATCCGAGAGGGCTGAAGTTAACCAGTACGGTGATGATCCCGCCGATCCCGCTACTGAAGCCGGCCTTGATTTCAGTCCAGGCGTTGCTGAAATACAGCTTCACTGCATCCCAGTTCCTGTAGATCAAGTAGGCGCCGCCGGCAAGGGCAGCCACAACGGCAGCAATGATCAAAACAATTGGGTTGGCGGCCAATCCCCATAAAGCAATGCCCACCGTCCGTACAGCGGTCAGTAACGCCCCACCCATGGTCACGGCCAGCATACGGACGCCCTGCATCAACATTGGGATTGCGTTTTTGGCTAGCCCCGTCAATGTTGGAAGCATCCTTTGCACCACGGATATGACGCCACCACCCTTTAGGCCGAACAGTCCCATGCCATAGCTGATGACAGCAAACGGGCCGATCAAGCTTGCCAATGTTAAGGCCAGGATGCCGAAGGTACCGGCCAACACTCCCACCACCATCAGTGTTTTCATCATGGCTGCGGCTGCGGTCGGGTTTTCTTTCATCCAGCCCGTGATGTTTTTTATTACCCCAGTGATGCTTTTCAGCGCCTGGACATAGGTCGGAAGAATGGCCTCGCTCATCTCTCTGTAGGCGTTGGCGCGCTGAGCGAGCAGTTCCAACTCTGTGCCTTGAGCCGTGTTCATGCTCTTGTCGTAGAGCTGATCAATGCCATCAGCCCCTGCGTTCAGCTTGGCGTTCTTGTGGATTTGCTCACGCTGTAGGTACATCTGGGCGAACAGGTTCGACGCGGTGCGGTTGGAGAAGATGCTACCGATGCTATCCAGTACCTGTTTCTTATCCGTGATCCCCTTGGCGGCAAGTTGCGGCAACAGGATTTTTTCCATCCATTCAAACTGGTTTTCCCGGAATAGCTCGCTGCCCTTGATGGCTCCAACGTCGAGAAAGGCGATTTGTCCGGCCTTGTCGTGTTCGACTTTGGCAGGATCGACCAGCCCCAGCTTCTCCATGTTGTTGGCGGCGCGCTTGGTGGTCTTGCCCTGGTAGATGTTGGAATAGGCACTCATCATGGCCGTACCCACGCGGTGGCCACCCATCTCCTGTACCAGTGGTTCCATCTGGTAGTAGAACGCCTCGTCCTTGATGCCTTTGGCCGCAACGCCACCTGTTTTGATTACGTTCAGCCATTCATTTGGACCGACGCGGCCGCCCGTAGCAGTGAGGATGCGCTGCACGATATCGGCCTGGTTGATGAACGCCTCTTTGCTGGCCAGGCCGCCGCGCAGCTCGATCACCTTGAGCATATCCATGAACTTGCGTTCGTTCTCGGAGCCTTCTTCCTCTCCGTACATGGCATGGTTGGCAAATTTCATTTTTGCCAGGGTCGGCGCGACCATCTCCGCTTCATGCTCATCGGCGAACACGGTCATGGCGTCTCGGACCAACGTCAGGTTCTCGGTGACGCTGGTACCGTAGGTTTTCATGCGCTTGGCGAAGTCGATCGCTTTGCTGGTGTCTTCTTGACCCAACCCCAAGGCTGCAACGCGGTTTTCCTCGAGCGCGAAGTTTTTGCCTTCTTGTAATGGGGCATATAGACCGCGTCCGATGGCGTAGCCAGCACCCATACCGGCGGCGCCACCGATGGCAGCATTTCCTGCGAATTGTTTGTGCCGACTGTAGTTGTTGTTGATGGCAGTGCGGGCTTTTGCCATCCGTTCCTGATGAGCATTCAGCGCACGCAAGCGCCGGCCTTGCTCGCTGATAGAGTTGTTGGTGGCACCGATCTGCTCACGCAATTGGCGTTCGTGGCTGCTGAGGTTCTTGGTGCTGATGCCCGCGTCGTAGAGCCGGGTGCGTAGGCCTTGAAGTTGTACACCTTGCTGCTGGTGTTCCTGCTTTAGGCGCTGTGCTTCGCGCACGGCGGCGCGAAAGTCCCTGGTCATGGCCCTGGTAGGTGCGCCGGTTGCTGCAAATTGTTGGCTTAGGGCCTTGACCCGTTCACGGGCGGCGTCGAGGGATTGTTTGGTCTGATCGGCAGCGGCTCGCTGGGAGCGCCAGGCACTGACGTCTTTTTGCTGGTTGGTGAGTTCCTTCAAACGGTCGCGGGCAGCCTTGAGGACGCGTGCGGTTTCCTGTCCGCTCGTGTTGATTTTCCTCAAGGGGCCGCTGGCTCTGTCGATGGTGCTGAGCAGCACGCGCAGTTGCAGATCATTCCCCATCGACACTACTCCGAATCCGCGCCCGTTCGCGCCAGTCCATCAGTTCCTGCAGGCCCAGCTGATCCATGTCATCTGGTGCCCAGTGAAAAACCACGGCTAGATCGGCCATGGCGTCCTCTACGCAACGAGGGATGCATCCGTTTTCACCGACTTCTGCAACAAAAAACCAACGACCTTGCTACCAATGGCGACCAGGTCGGCCGGGTCGAGGCCTGCAGCTTCAACGGCGGTGATACCTGGTCTGCTGATGCGAGGGATGACCTTGATCAGGCTGGCCACATCGAGATTCAGCAGGTCGGACAGGCTCACGCCACGCAGTTCACCCGAGGAAGGTTTGCGCAGGGTGATGCTATTGATGTCGGTGGTGCCGCGACGGAACGGGGTGTCGAGGATGACGGTGTTGTCGTCGGCCAGTGGCTGTACGTCAGGCTGTTCGGTGGTTGCTTTGGTTGTCATTGGAAAAGCTCCTGGTGAAGGTTACAGGTGATTGAACGGTCGGGTCAGATACCCAGAGCGCTGCGTTGTTTGGCCAGCATGTCAACGCCATTGACCTTCTCGATGAAGTTGAGCAGGTCGATTTCGATGATTTCGGTACCGTCGACCGTCAGCTTGTAATAGCTGCAGGTGGTCTTGATGGAGTGTTCTGTGTCTTCGCCAGCCTTGGCTTCGCCCATCTCGATGGTTTCATGGCGTCCACGCACAACGACTTCCACGGTGCTGACTTCGTCGGTGTCGTCCTGCTGGAAAGGACCAGAAAAACGCAGGGCCACGGCCGAGGCATTCACCGCGCCGAACTGTTTAAGGGAGATAAGATCGAGACCGCCGGTCTTCCATTCGAACTGGATGCCGTCATCGGCATAGCCCAGGTCTACTTTGACCGGGCCGTTCATGCCGCCACCGCGATAGGCTTCCATCTTGCGGCCGAGCGGGGGCAGGGTGACGGACTTCACTACGCCCAGGTAGTTGTTGCCGTCGTTGAACAGGTTGAGGTTTTTGAGCTTGCGAGGCAGTGCCATGGCGGTGTTCTCCGGGATTCGGGTTCAGGGTGAACTCCCCTTGCGGGGAGACCCGGTTTTTAGCTGTTGATGCCTTTGGCGAATTCGATCAGGTAGCGGTCGGTGATTCGCTGACGAAGGGTGAGGTCTTCCAGGGGCGGCACGGGGGTGTAGTCGTAGTCGATCCAGAGCTTGCCAGCCTTCAAGGTGTCCTTGTCGTTGGCGTCATCTGGGAACCAGCAACTGCCTCCTATCAGATAACCCTGCGACGTCAGCTCACGCATCTTCGCGTTCACGCCTTCGATCACGTCACGCACCAGTGAGGCATGCATAGGGCGGTCAATGGCCCACATTTGCGCCTCGGCCATGGTGTCGGCGAGGATCTGCGCGGTGCGGGTGTAGTTCTCGAAGGCAAACAGCGGATCGTCGCTACAGGTGCGGCTGCCCCAGAAGCGGAAGCCGTTGGAATTGATCAGTGTTGTCACTTCGTTGCTGTTGAGGTAATTGGCATCGGTGGCTGGGTTTTGCAGATCCCAGAACACGTCGGCGCTGATACCGGTCACGCCGCTGACGGCGACGTTGGAAAGGGTTTTGTGCCAGCCAGTTTCCTGGTCGATCTTGGCTCGCAAGCCCAGTGCACGAGCCACGGCCGAGGCCTTGGCTGTCATGTTGGTGGCCGTGTTCCAATTGAGGAAGTCCGGCCAAATCACCATCATTTCGCGGGCGCCGAAATTCTCGCGGTAAGCGACCACCTCTTCTTTGGTTTTGCAGTTCCACGCACTGACGTAGGCGAAGGCGCGCAGGTCTTTGGCGATGGCACCCAGAGCGGTGGCCACCGGCAAGCTGTCCAGGCCTGGCACGCCGAGGATGCGCGGCGTCATGCCGACACGGGCCTTAGCGGCGAGCAGTGCTTTCATGCCGGTGTACTTGCCATCGGCAGTGGTGGTGCCGATCAGCGCAGTGGTGGTGGCCGCTTCATCAGCGCCTTCCTTGACCCGCACCACAATGACGTAGGGCTTGGTCTGGTCGGCGATGCCTTGCAGGCTCGCAGCCAGGGTGCCCTTGACGCCGGCCTTGCCGACGGCGGTTTGCGCGTTGGTGATCAGGACGGGAGTGTCCAGGGGGAAAACAGTTGCGTCCGCATCTTCAGCAGTGCAAACCATGCCGATGACTGCGGTGGGAATAGTGCGAATGGGGCGGGTGCCGTCGTTGAGTTCGATGACCCGCACGCCGTGGAGATAATCGGCCATGGGTTTTGCCTGCGCTGTGATGGAATGACAGTGCACAGGCTGCCGCGCGCGCGCCGATTGGGCGAGCGGCGGGGCTTGTAGGGTGGGTGATTACAGGGCCAAGTGGTGATTGCCACATGGCAGGGTGTCACTGAAACTGGTCTGCCAGCCATGTCGGCGCTGATGGCCGGTGCTCGATCAATGGGAATTCACCCGCTTCGGGCCAGTTGCGAAGTGATCGGCGATAGACTTGCAGTTCCGTATACTGGGCAGTGCTCAAGGTAGTTTCAGAGCCTTCCTCCAGCTCGTCGCGATGACGGGTCACCACACCATCCGTGGCCGTCAGTTGTTGTGAGCGCCAATCCCGTTCGTTCGCCGTCAGTATTTCCTGAGAAAGCGGCGGCGGATCAACAAGTACTGGGTAGCCTTTCTTGTTCGCGGCGATGATTTTTCCTTTGGTTGCTCCCTCTAAAAGGGAGAAGTGGTCCTCATCACTGATTTCAATCGAGTCCTTCGGGACAAAGGCGTTTTCTGCTGGGTCATAAAAGCCACCGGTACTCTTTGAATAAAGAATCATGGTTGAAACCCTCAATATCCGATGCCAATGATCGTTGTTCCGGCTTGAGCGCCTAGAACAGCAGTCATGCCGTTATTTATAAGTTGTGCACCTGTTTTACTGCGATTGACCACCGCTAAGTTGAGATATCCATATGCGGATACCGTGAAGTCGGCCGCGAACGAAATTGCCGAGCAAGCAACGTCAAATGCAATTGGCCAGTTAAAGTTCGTAGTCCCGCCTTGGGTGGGTGGAATAGAGACGTTGACCCACTGCATAAGCAAGCCACTCGGTAAGCGTTGATACCCGTTTGGACTAAGCGAGGCGCTAAACATTGATGAGTTTTTTAGGCCCGCCGTGCCATACACGCACCACACCGATCCCTCTTTTACGAACTGCGCGTTAGCACCAGACTTCATGACTATGGAGCTGAGATATTCACCATTCGGGCTTATTTGCGCACCGGTCTTGCTCAGGATCGTCACGGGTGAGCCGTTGCGACAGTGAAGGCCGATGGTTGCGCCCGCAGGTACATCGTTTACGTCCGGCAGTGTGACGTTGTAACTGGTCGAACCGCCCATACCAATCGATAAGCCAACGTCGGCGGAGGTGAGTTGCGTAGCGGCGCCGATGCCACGAGATGTCGCAAAAGAACCGATTGCTTGCTGTACAGACTCGGTTGTTGCCAGCTTATTGGAACTGTCGAACCGTGGAGGTGTTGGTGCTGTCGGGAAACCCGAAAAAGCCGGCGAGTTGATGGGGGCAAGACCCTGTGTCACACCTTTAAAGGTGAGCGCCGTGGTACCCAGAACAATTGCCCCATCCGTCGACAGCAGCCACAACGTATCGGCATTCACCGCGCCTTGCTCGACGGCAACCATCAGTCCAGGGGTGACCTTGGCGTTGCTGTCTGCATCGGTGGTCCGCTTCCAGATGTCCGCCGTCAGGTAGATCCCGTTGTCTTTGGCCTGCGCTTGATCCTTGACCAAAACCCGCGAGCCGAGCGGCACAACCACACCGTCAACGGTTGGAGAACCGGCCAACTGAATTGGCCCGGTGGTCGCCACCAGGACGGATTGCTTCGCGTCCTGCCTGTTGATCGCGTCGGCAGTGGTTTCGTCGACGTACTGCCGTGTTGCCAACACAACAGCGGGATCGATCTTCAGCACAACGTTGGCGGCGCTGGAGACAATGAAGTTCATGCGAACCACTTGTGTACGGCCAGAGCCTTGGGACATCAGGGGTTTGTAGCTCGGTGCGCAGTTCGCAACGGCCACCAGGGCGCCGTCAGAGTCATACAGACCGATTTCCCGAATCCACCAGCCACCTTCGTCGGCCGGGATGATCTGCTCGGCCACAATGATATTGGGGTTGGCCGCGTCAACTGACAGCTTGTTCAGTGGTCGACGGCGCCGCTCGTTGATCAGCTTCGTTTGCGTACGGTCTGGAATGGGGTCGGTGCCGTTGGCATCACCCACCCCCAGCTCGGTGAGCTTCCAAGGAATGCCCAGGGCGTCAGCGTTGGCCTGTTTGGCTTCACCGACCGCTGTAAGAATCGCAAAAAATTGAGAGTTGGGATCGATCATGGGTAGATGTCCAGTGTGTCGATGGAGTGTTCCCGCCCGGCGGCGCCGATGTAGCAGGCGAGGTTGATGACGCCGGGGCTCGGCGGATAGATGTCGACGGTGTCGATGGAGTGTTCGCGGCCAGGTGCCCCGATAATGCCCGTGGTGACGATGTCGCGAAGGACTGGCGGGTAGACGTCGATTTCATCGCCTTCGTAAACGCTGGCGAAGATGTTGAGCACGCCCGTGGTTTCAAGGCTGATCGCCAGGCCAGTGAGGTGACGGGTGACGGGCCTGGCGTCATCGATCAGCCAGGTCAGTTCCTGATACATCTCTTCGGTGATGCCGGTTTCCAGCACGCCGACCTTGATGGCGAAGGTGCCAGGCACACCCAGAGGGGTGGTCTGCCACCACTCCAGGACTTCGATCAGGTATCCCAGTGGTTCAACCACACGCCGCAGGGCGCCGATGGTGCCCTTGCGCGAATGGATGAAGTGGGATGATCGAATGGCGGACCGTTTCGCGGCCTCGGCCCATTTGCTGTCCCAGCGATCCACCGAAAAGGCCCAGGCCAGGTACGGCAAAAGATCAACAGGACAGGTGTCAGGGTTGCAGAGCTGTCGTAGAGGAATGGGCACGCGCTGAATTTGCGCGAGCGCCTGCGCCGCTTGGCGTTCCAGCGGTGTGGAGTTCCCCGGCAGCAGCTGCTGGGCGGCCATTACCCAGCACCAAGGGTGACGGTGACTTTGGTGCAGTAGGGCGCCTGGGCTTTGGTCGCGACGATATCGACCCAGCCTTCCAGCTCGACCTTGCGCACGCCCTCAACGTGAGCGGCGGCGTGCAGTGCCGACTCTGACACTTCCATACCGAGTCGACGGCGTTGATTGACGTAGGCCAGCAAGCGCGCTTCAGAAGCGGCAAGAATCGGCTCCGATTCCGGCCCGCTGGACAACAGATAGAGCTTGGCCTTGACCTGGTACCGAACGATCTGCGCGCCCTGGACAGTCAAACGGTCCGCTACCGGCCGGCGGTCATCGTCGCTGAGGTAAGCGTTGACGCTGGCGAGCAGGTCAGCAGAGGCCGTGCCATCGCCGAGTAACGATTGCACCGTGACCACGGCCACGGCAGGCGACGGGCTTTCGGCGGTGGCATCGGCAACCCGGCCGTCAGCCGCCCGGGCGTGGAAGATGTAGCTGTTGCGCGGACCGGCGGTGCTCAGACCTTCCCAGGCCATTTGTGCCCGCTCGCGTAGGCTGTCGTCGCTTTCCATAAGCCTTGGCACAGGCGGCACCGCCGATGGCTTGCCTTCCTGAATGACCAGCTTTTTCACGTTGAAGTTGGCCGCCAGTTGTTCCAGGTCGGTCCCCCGAGCGGTGGCGAGCAGGTTAGCCAGGGAGGCTTCATTGACCCGCTGGCGCCAGATGGTTTCGCGGTAGGCGTTCTCTTGCAGCAGTTTGGTCAGCGGCTCCGACTCCATGTCGAGGCGGGCGGCGATTTCCGCCTGTTCCTCGGCCGGCCAGAGGCTGATCATGTAAGCCTTACGCTCGGCCAGGATCAGTTCGAAGTCGATCTGTTCGACGATCTGCGGTGGCGGGAGCTGGCTGAGGTCGATGGCGGCGAAGCTGTTCATACACTGCCTCCCAGTTGCAGCGGCAAGCTGAGGCTCAGTGGTTCATTGGTGTCGACCACACTGCCTTCCAGATCCAGCACAGCTTGGCCTTGCAGGCTGGCCCCGGTGAATTGCACGCGGCTGAGGCTGATGCGTGGCTCCCAGCGCATCAGAGCCATGACCGTGGCGGCGTAGACCTGTAAACGGATGACATCGTTGAATGGATGGTCCACCAGCTCGGGCAGCAGGCTGCCGTATTCGCGGCGCATCACTCGGGTGCCGAGTCGCGTGGTGAGGATATCGGAGATGCACTGGCTGATATGGGCCTGGTTGTCGATGGCGCCGCCGGTTTGTCGGTTCATGTTGGGATAGGCCTCCCGGATTGGTCACCGCCGGACTTGACGCCTAAGTGTGGGTGTTCGACCACGCTGACCCCGGCCGCGACCACATCAATCGAGACGGTGACCTTGCCAGTGACGTTCTGGTTGCCGGTTTGGGTGTAGTCGCCCCGGTGGGTGATGTCGCCGACCAGGTTGATGCCGCCCTTGCTGATCAGGTTGGTGGTGCCGCCGTCGACCAGGGTGGCGTTGAGGTGATGGGCAACGCTGTCGTACTCGATCACGGTGCCATCGGCGTAGGTGCGGCGGTGCAGGCCTGTGCGTTTGCCTTTGGCCGGAATGTGGTCGCTGAATACGCCTGTCACAGCAACACCATTGGCGAGCTGGCCGGACGGGCTGAACAACATGACTTGTTCACCCTCTGTCGGCGGGTCCCATACCTGGTCGGCTCCAGCGCGCAGGGCGAGCCATGGCAGCCAGGCCGTGGTCAGTTGGCCGGTTTTTACCTTCACACGGGCAGGTTCTATCTGCACGGCGGCGATGACGCCGAAGCGGATGAGGTTTTCGAGCATGCGGGAGAGGGCGGCGAAGTCGTTCATGGCGACGATGGTGGCGCTGCGCGTGTACGCTTGCAGCTACCGCGAGTTGTACACTGCTAAGATACAAGGTTGTTTTCTAATCTATCGACTTGAGCATTGAGATGATTTTTCGTTTTGGCGAGAATATTCAGTCCATAGCTTAGCCATCTGATGCTAACTGTTGCACATGTTTTTCAGTTAAGGAAATGCCGTTATGAGTGGTTTTATTCATCCTATTTCACAGTTGGTTCATTGTACCGTTAGAATTTCATGCTTCGATAATCATGGTAACGAGTCTTATGGTAGTGGATATATATATCATTTTTGCGTAAGTGATAGCACTGATATACCTTGTATTGTAACGAATAAACATGTCCTGAAAGGCGCGGTTCGCGGAGTTTTTCATTTGACTTTGAAGAAGTCTGACGGCAGTCCTGATGTGGGGGTTTATGAGTCTATAGCGCTTGAAAATATTGAAAGTTTTTGTATTCCTCATCCTGTGCCTGAAGTTGATTTGATTGCGATCCCAATTGGTGCTGTATTGAATAGAGCAACACGAAATGGTCGTGAGTATTACTATGTGGCCCTAAGCGTTGGTGCTATTGCTGATGCTGAGCTACTTAGTAGTCTCCCCCCGATGGAGGATATTGTTATGATAGGATATCCCATTGGGATTTGGGATGAGGTTAATAATTACCCAATTATTCGTAAAGGCATTACGGCGACTCATCCCGGACGAAATCTGAATAACAAACCGGAGTTTCTGATAGATGCAGCTTGTTTTCCGGGATCTTCAGGGTCGCCTGTATTTCTTGCTAATATTGGAAGCTATATAGACAAGATGGGGGTTACCTTGATAGGAAACAGAGTGGCTTTGTTAGGTACGCTTTATGCGGGGCCACAACATACAACTACTGGGGAGATTGTGGTTGTGGATATACCTACTAATACAAGGCCTGTGGCAGTGGGGACTATTCCTACTAATTTAGGTTATGTAATTAATGTTGGAGAATTGGCGGTTCTGGAAGAGGCGATTCGTAAAGTTTCTGAAATGCCGAGAATTTCTAGAAACGCTAGCTGCATGTGTGGAAGTGGGAGACGTTATAAAAATTGTTGTGGGTCATGTTGATTTCTGAGTGTGCGCTTAGGCGCGCAATTCTTTATTGCTTTATTAGGTGTGATGAAAAGCTATGTGGCTAATTATAGAGTCGCGGATGAAAGTTAGATCCTCATTTGCAAAACCTAAAATTTCCCGCTGATCGTATTGGACCTGCGGTGCATTCCGTTCGGCTCTATCCCTCAAGCCGTACTGGTGGACTCGCGCTATCCGGGCGACCCGGCCGGTGAAGCCTACGCTGATGGCACTACCGTCCCCTTTAGCCTTCAGGTATGTCACCTTGCGCAGCTTCTGGAACATCTCCAGCTTGCGGCGGATTCGCCCCTTCTTCCCACGTAAGTCACGCTTCTTCCTGGGTGTGTACTTGCTGCCATCCGGGTTTGCCTGGGCTTTCACACGTTGCTGCTGATTGCGCCGAAGCTGCTGGGCCAGGCTGCGGGCAAGTTTTCCTCGCTCCGCTGGTTCCAACTTTCGGAGTAGGGGGCCGACCCAGTCCTCAAGTGCCTCTAGGCTGCCGTTCATTTGGGCACTACCCATTCACTTGCGTTGCCCTGGGCATCTGGTACCCAGTTCGGATCAAGATAGTCCGCGACACGTTGCGGCTCGCCGGCATGCTTGACGGTGGTGTTGCCCTGGTCATCCTTGCCGACAATCACCCGCTCTGTCAGCGGTAGGGTCAGGCTGAGGTCGACCTTGCTGGTGTCGATGATATCGGCTTCGAACTGAATGCCGTTCTTCACTTTGTCGAGGTTTTCCAGCAGCTCGGACTGGTTGACGCTGAGCCAGCCGAGGATTGGCAGTATCACGCTGTCGGGGTGCCCGGCGAATTCGGTGAGGATGATCTGCAGGTCAAAGCTGTACTCAAAAGACAGGCTTGCGGCAGCAGTGCAGCGGACCTTGCCGTTGTCGATGAAGATCAGCAGGCGGCTGGGGTCGAGCTTGAATTCGTCGACGGTGGCCAACAGGTGAGCGCGTAGGCTTTCGTGCTTGTTCATGGTTTGGCCTGCTGGTGTTGATAAACCATGTCGACCTGGGCGGCGCAGTCGGCCCAGGCGGCTTCGATGCGGTCTTGGTCGGTGAGTTGGTCGCCGTTACTGCGCGGGCTGGTCGCCGGCAGTTGGCACGGCACCACGGCCGGACAGCCACTGACGATAAGTGTCGGCGCCGGTAAGGGCGGGGCGCTCACGCAGCCGGCGAGCAGCGTCAGGCAAAGGCTGAGCAGCCCAGTCGCGTAGTTCGGCGTTTTCATGTTTCAGCTCCTCTATGGTTCGCTCACGTTTTGCCAGGCCTTGGCGCAACAGGTCCTGTTGAGCGCGCAGGGCGCTTTGGGCGGTGCGTTCCTGTTGTAGGGTGGTGGTGAGCGTTTTGGCGGTGGCGAGGTTCCGCGCGGCGTCTTCGCGGGCCGTGGCTGCTGCTGACTCTGCCCGTTCGGTTTTGCCCTCGGCGAGGTCGATGCGCTGTTGCTGGCCCCAGATCAATAGCGCCAGGGCACCGAGCAGGGCGATGCCGTACAGGGCCTGGCGCAGGGTGCTCACGCGCGGTACCAACCGAGTTTGTTCATGGCGCAGGTATCGAGTTGTTTGATGGGGCCGCGCACGATCACGGCTCGGGTGCCGTTCATCAACTGAATGGATTCGACCAACAGCTGCATGTCGTCTTGTTTAGTCGACTCCGGCACCACCAGCAGGTCACCGTCCTGGACTCTCAGTTTCTGCACAGCCTCAAAGTCGATCATGCTGCCACCTGCCCGCAACCACAGCCGGCGTGTCGCTCATAGGCGCGTTGGAGTTTGGTGTCGTAGAGATTGCGCTGATAGTTCGGCCCGTTGTAAAGCTTGGCGAACTCGGTCCACTTGCGTGCTTTCAGGGCCTTATGTAGAACCGGATCGGTTTCAATGAATCGAGTGAAGGCGTCGAACTGCTGCGATTCGCCGGCACTCATGGCCGCCACAAAGTCCTGCACGCTGGAGTAGCCCAGGCGCTTCCAGTGGAAGCCCATGATCTGGAATGCACCCCAGGACGCAGATTCCAGCGCGGCGGTGTCGTCGATCAGTCGGGCCATTGCCAGGCGCTGGTGTTCGGCGGTACCACCGACGTATCCACCGGGCTTTTGGTTTACCAGAGCCGGGTTGGCGGTGGTGAGCTGGTCGGCCTGGCGTTTGAGTTCGGCCGGGTCATCGCCTTCATGCCGTGGCGTGGATAGCTGGCGGTACATGATGTGCCGCTCGAACAGGATCACCGGCTTGCCATTGTCGAGGAAACCCTTGCCATTGGATTCCACTTCGTTGACCGCGTAGATGCTGGCAAGGGGCAAGTCGAGGCGTTCGGCGGCTTTCACCAGGTCGTTGTTGCGCAGCAACTGGGCACAGTCACCACCGGCCAGGCTGGTTTGGGTCTTGGTCCCGGCAATGCCATCAGCGACCAGGCCGGCTTTCACTTGGTAAGCACGAACGGCGGATTCGGTGGCGTCGCCGTAGTCGCCGTCCACCACCAGCTTGGCCCCGTGGTTGTTGAGGTTCTTTTGCAGAATGCGGACGGCTTGCGAGCGGTCGCCGTGACGTAGGGTGGTGGTCATGCGCTGGGCCTCAACAGGGCGGCGACGTTGCCGCGAGAACGGAAAATCAGGGTGCAGAGCAGCACGATGGAGACGGCCTGCCAGAGGCTGGTGGGCTGGCGGTACAGGAGGATTTCCAGACCGCAGATACACAGCGCGGCGCCGAACAGGCTGGCCAGCAGCGAGATGCTGCGCCGGTACCGGGCCGCACCTCGGCTGTAACAGGCCAGGCGCAATGCACTGAGCAGGTAGGCCAGCGCTGTGACCACTTGAACGGTAAGTTCGATGTTCGGCATATCAACTGCCCCCTCGGATGCGACGCCAGATGTCCCAGATATCCGCTTTTTCAACCCAGACCATGAGCTTGATGCTGATGGGGATGACCACCAGGGCACAGACAAAAGCACTGCCACCACTGGTGATGAACGGGACTGCTTGCAAGGCCATCGGCGCGAAGAGGTAACCCACCCCGGCCGACAGAAACAGCGACCCCAGCCGCTGCCAGACCTTCAGGTCATGCTTGGTGCTGGTCACCAGCCAGGCGCCGAGGATCGCGCCAAACAGCGCCTCCCCGTCGATGATCGGCGTAACGGTCGCCAGGCCCAGGCCCATAAGAAGGCCGGTCACAGCGCTGGAAGTCGGATCAGCCATGGTGTGGGTTTCCTTGGTTGCAGGGGATCAGTCCCATAGGTTCACCATCTGCCGCTGTGGGGCGCTGGTTTGGGCTTCGGGCATGTTGACGGCAAGTCCTTGCGGCAAGATTGGGCCGTGGTCGGCCAGGCCAGGGTTGGCCTCAAGCACGGCCTCAGTGACGCCTGCTGTGCGGCCGTAGTACCGCCAACACAGAGCATCGACGGTGTCGTTTTGATAGGCGCGGACGGTGGTGGCCATCAGATCAGCTCCACGGTGGTGCGGCCGATGCCAAGGAAGTCGCGGACGGCCCAGCGCAGGTCGCGGCGGTAGTCGTCGATGTTCGGGGTGAGTTCTTCGGCTTTGTGGTTGCCGACATTGGTGGTGTCGTAGGAGCGGTATCGCTCGCAGACTTCGGCGCCGGTACCGGCTTCGATGGCGCGACGGTAGAGGTGTGCTTTTACTGACACATCCTTGATGCGGTCACCTGGTACGTCGTCCAGTGTGGTGTAGCCAGCAGCTTGTTGGGTTGCACGCCATTCGCCTAGTTCGCGGTTGAGGTTGATGGCTGCGGCAATCACGGCAGTTTCCAGGCGAGCCGGCGTGACGCTGTTGTCAATGCGCAGGGTGGCGCGCAAGTTGTCCAGGTCAATCGACGGCCAGAACGGGTCAGTGTTGATGTGGCCGCTGCTGACGGTGCCGTTGGCTACAAATGCGCTCATGACTGCACTCAGAAATAGGTCGCCGGTGGTCGGGGCTTCACGTTCAGGAGGAGCGGCCTGGCCGATCCGCCCCGAGCCGGCGGGGTGCGTGGGGACGCTCGGTTAGCTGCTTGGAGCAGCGAATTTTTTGAGGAGACGCTCGACGCGCTCCAGATCCTTCTTGCCACCGCAGCTGGTGTTCAGCTCAATGGCGCGGGCCAGGTAGTTTTTTGCAGATTCCAGGTAACCGATGGCGATTACCTTGCTTTCTGAGGTTTCATCGTCAGAAACCCTCTCAGCACACGCTTTACCTAGCGCCAGGTGTAGCTTGGCTTTGGCCTGGTCAGGCATGTCCTCTTCACCTGCGATCTGCTCAGTGCGTAGCAGCAGATCCAGATCAAAGGTGCCACCAGCCTTCTGCGCTTTTAGGGCCACCTCGGCAATTTCTTCCGCGATGATGGTGCCGGTGGTGCGCTCGAAGCGGTCAGCCATCAGTAGCGCGTGATTGATCACGTACTCAGCAATGTCCAGGGCGCCGGCAAAGTCACCGGCATCCATCCGCCAGACCATCAGGGTGGTGAGCACCTGGTCTTGCGCGCCTTTACCTTCGGCGAGGACGCCTTGCACATACGGGATGTATTCAGGCAGCAGCTGCCGTTTCAGCTCTGCCTTTCCTTCAATCGATTGCACCTGCTTCAGGCGCAGATAGTCCTGCTGGAGCTTGGCAAGGTGCAGCTCGTAAACGGTGGAACCTTCCATCGTCATGGCCGGACCGGCCACGGCAGCCGCTGCAATGGCTGCTGTGACGCGCTGGAAGTGATGGCGGCAGGGATTGGTCATGGTTGCCGCCTCAGCTCAGGGTGATGTTTTCGGCCATGGCAGCGCAGCCCAGGTCTTCGATCACATAGCTTTCGTTAACCGATTCGAAGTTCTCGATGCGGTCGCGTTTGGCGTTGTCGACGACGGTGCGGCGGCGCGTGCCTTCCTGCCAGTACAGCGACAGGTTGTCGAGACGGGTCACCAACAGGCCGTTGGCCGGGAAGTGCGGTACTCGCACTGCTGGCAAGTTGCCGATGCGCTTCTGACTGGTGACGATATCGGCCGCGAGTATCTCGGTTGGCGCCTGGGTTTTGTTGATGATCGGGAAGTACTTGTCTGCCAGCAGCTGGCGACCACAGATCACTACCAGGTCGGTGTCTTCCTGATACCAGGGCTCGATGAACTCGTTGACCATACTGACGACCAGGGCGTCGATGTTCTCGAAGTCCTTACCGGCGCCGATCTGGATTTTCCCGCTGCCGCCCACCACTTCATGCAGCACGCGAGCGGCGTTTTCCAGTCGCATTTTTTGCAGCCAACCAATGTTCACGTCTTGCAAAAGTGGGTTGGTGGCTGGGTTGGATGTCTCTGCACGACTGGTGCCGTTCCAGCCGATCATGATGCGGTTGAGCGCCTGGGCCTTGATAATGGCGTCACGAATACGGGCTTGAAAGTCCTTGAACTTGGCCCACTGGTCCAGCTTTTGGTAACGAATGCCTGTGTCGAAGTTGGTCTGGGTGCAGAGGTACTTACGGCTGTCCAGGCCGCTCGGGTCGCGGGGCTCGCGGTCCTTTTGGGTCGTGTCGGTGGTGCTGGCAATGGTGCCATCGATACCGATGCCGATTTTTTCACCCGACTGTTCCGAAACACCGAACACGTTGATGGCACTGAGGAACGCGCTGGACTCCTGAATCCGGGTTTCCAGTGTCTGGGCCACGCTCGGTGCGGCGGTAAATTTAGTGGTGACGTCGCCAACCCCGTGCAGTTGCGCGAGTTGTTGCAGGTAGGCGTTGTACAGGACGCGGGTATCGTTACGCATGGTTTTCTCCGATGTTCCTTGGCTGGGTGTTGTCCGTGGTGTGGATCAGCAGTCAGTGACGAGCTTCCCGTCACTGCCCGTAGCCGGCGGGCGAACGGAGAACTGCGGGTTTTGTCCGGTGGTGTCCGGGGTGTTTTCGAGTTTTTTGACCAGCGCCGTGAACTCGGTAGACAGCTTGTCGTGGTCGGCCTGCAGCTTTTCGCGGGCGGATTTTTCTGCGGCGAAGGCTTCGCCTTGACCAGCGACATGCTCGGCCATGGCTTCAACGGCCTCGCCGAGTTCAGTGAAAATGGCGGCGTCCTTGCCTTCCTTGTCCTTGCTCTTGCCGAGGAGTTCGAGAACACGGTTGAACAGGCCTACGACCTTTCCGCTTTCGTCCTCAACTTCCTCGAATTCAAGTGCGACCTCGATAGCCTCGGAAAACAGGTTGCCGGGGTCGCGTTTACGGTTTGCCAGTGGGTTTTTGGCCGGGTGCTGAGCGCTGAAGGTCAGCATTTCGGTACCCAGGCTTGCAGGGGTATCGGTGACTGCGAGGCCGTCCAGGTAGGCCCGTCCGGTGTCGGCGAACTTCGGACGAAGCTCAATGCTGGTGAACATTTTCTGGCGGGCTTTATTCATGGAGACCAGGTCGGCAGTCGGTTCGATCTGGGCAAATAGGGCGAGCTTTTTGACCCCGGCGATGTCGACTTCCTCGGTTTTCAGCGCGACTACGTCGCCGTAGGCCCGGAAAGGGCTGTCCGGCAGCAGGCTGCGCATGTGCTCAATCCAGACCCGCGCACCGTAAGTGTTTTGGCTGTAGGTCTCGGCGGCATCGACCAGCCATTGCCGTTCGATCTGGCGGCCATCGGTGGTGGCGCCTTCAACGGCGACGCGGAAGAACTTGGAGCGTTGTTTCTTGGCTGGAGTGTCGGTTTTGCCGGCCATGCGTGAATCCTCAGTGCGGTGGCTGTGTGCCTTGGCGATGAGCGCATGTTGTTGAACGGGAGCGCGACCGACAACGAGGCGCTCTTGTAGAACCACTCGTTACAAGGACGGGAGCGGGTACTGTTCGCGCGCGGGCGGCAGCATCTGCGCCATGAATGCCATCGTCGAATTGCCTACCGATCACCGCCGCCATGCCAAGCACCTGTACTGGCAGGGCTATCGCGTGTGCGAGATCGCTGAGTTGATCGGGGAGAAAGAAAAGACCCTGCACAGCTGGAAGGCCCGCGACGAGTGGGACCGCGCCACTCCGCTGGAACGTATCCAGGCCGCGACCGAAGCCCGCCTGGTGCAGTTGATCCTCAAGGATCCAAAGTCGGGATCGGACTACAAGGAAATTGACCTGTTGCACCGCCAGTTGGAGCGGCAGGCCCGCATCCAGCGTTTCAACGACGGCGGTACCGAAACCGAGCTGAATCCGAACCTGGCCAAACGCAACGAGGGGCCGAAGAAGGCACCGAAGCGCAACGAGTTCGATGAAGAGCATATTGAGAAGCTGACTGAGGCCTTCATTGACGGCTGTTTCGGGTACCAGTTGGACTGGTACAAGGCTGGCAATCAGCGTACCCGCGCTATCCTGAAGTCCCGGCAGATCGGCGCGACGTACTATTTCGCTCGGGAGGCGCTGATTGATGCGCTGACCACCGGGCGCAACCAGATATTCCTGTCAGCCTCGAAGAATCAGGCGCACATTTTCAAGGCCTACATTCAGGCATTTGCCCGTGAAGTGGTCGGTGTCGAGCTGACGGGCGATCCGATCATTCTGGGCAATGGTGCTGAACTGCACTTCCTGGGCACCAACGCCCGCACAGCCCAGGGCTACCACGGCAATTTCTACTTCGACGAATTCTTCTGGACGTTCAAGTTCAAGGAACTGAACAAGGTCGCCAGCGGCATGGCGATGCAGAAACAGTACCGCCGGACCTACTTTTCGACGCCTTCCAGCATGGCGCACGAAGCCTATACGTTCTGGACGGGGGAACGTTTCAACAAGGGCAAACCGGCGGCGCAACGGGTCAAAATCGACGTATCCCACAACGCGCTGCAACAAGGGCGGTTGTGTGAGGACCGGGTCTGGCGGCAGATCGTCACCATTCTCGATGCGGAAGACCGTGGCTGTGACCTGTTTGACCTCGACGAACTACGCCAGGAATACGATGCCGAGGCCTTCCAGAACCTGTTGATGTGCCAGTTCATCGACGACGGCGCCAGTATTTTCCCGCTGGCAATGTTGCAGCCGTGCATGGTGGACAGTTGGGACCTCTGGGCCGAGGACTACAAACCGTTTGCCGCGCGGCCGTTTGGGGATCGACAGGTCTGGGTTGGTTACGACCCCGCCGAGAACGGGGACAGCGCAGGGCTTGTGGTGATCGGCCCGCCGACGGTACCCGGTGGCAAGTTCCGGGTTCTGGAAAAACACCAGTTCCGGGGGATGGACTTTGCCGCCCAGGCTGAGGCCATCCGACAGGTCACCAAACGCTACTGGGTGACCTATATCGGCATCGACATCACGGGCATGGGCTCCGGTGTGGCCCAGCTGGTGAAGCAGTTCTTCCCGAACATCACCACCTTTAGCTATTCACCTGAAGTCAAAACCCGTCTGGTGCTGAAGGCCTACGACGTGATCAAAAACGGTCGCCTGGAGTTCGATGCCGGCTGGACGGATATGGCGCAGTCGCTGATGGCAATCCGCAAAACAATCACCGCCTCCGGGCGCATGTTCACTTACACGGCCGGTCGCACCGACGAGACGGGCCATGCCGACTTGGCGTGGGCGCTGTTCCACGCACTGCACAACGAACCCCTCGAAGGGCAGACCACGGCCAATACCGGATTTATGGAGTCCTACTGATGAGCAGACGTAAGCGCGGCACCCAACTGGCCACCGCTCAGCCCCCTATCGAGGGGGATCTGCTGCCGCCTGAGCCTGGACCTGTTGAGGCGTTCACGTTCGGTGAACCCACCCCGGTGCTTGATGGCAGGGAAGTCCTCGACTATCTGGAGTGCTGGGCCAACGGACGCTGGTACGAGACACCCATGTCCATGGATGGCCTGGCGAAGACGACGCGTGCCAGTGTCTACCTTCAGTCGGGGCTGAACTTCAAGCGCAACATGCTGGCCCGCACATTCAAGCCCCACCGGCTGTTGAGCCGACAGGCGTTCGAACAATTCGCCCTCGACTGGCTGTGGTGCGGCAACTGCTACCTGGAGAAGCGCAACAACATGCTGCGCGACACTCTTGGCCTGGTGCCACCGCTGGCGAAGTACATGCGGCGTGGCGTGGAGTTGCAGACCTATTACCAGGTGCGTGGATGGAAGGACGAGCATGAATTCGCTCCGGGATCGATCTGTCACCTTCGCGAGGCCGATATCAACCAGGAGATTTACGGCCTGCCGGAATGGTTGGCAGCGCTACAAAGCGCGCTGCTCAATGAGAGCGCCACGCTGTTCCGTCGCAAGTACTACAACAACGGCAGCCACGCTGGTTTCATTCTGTACATGACCGACGCAGCGCAGAAGGAGGAGGACATTGACTCACTGCGCACAGCCCTGAAGAACTCCAAAGGCCCTGGCAACTTCCGAAATTTGTTCGTCTATGCACCCGGTGGGAAAAAGGAAGGCATCCAGTTGATCCCCGTCAGCGAGGTCGCGGCCAAAGATGAATTCAGCTCGATCAAGAACATCAGCCGCGACGATCTGCTTGCGGCATTGCGCATTCCACCGCAATTGATGGGCATCGTGCCGCAGAACGCGGGTGGGTTTGGATCGTTGCGGGAGGCTGCTGAGGTTTGGGCGGTCAACGAGCTGGAGCCGCTGCAGGCTCGACTGGCTCAGGTCAACGACTGGCTGGGTGAAGAGGTTGTCAGCTTCAAGGAATTTGAGCTTCCAACGGGGGGGAAGTAGTTTTCGCCACGTCGCAAACAATTTGATTATGTTCAAACCTAACAAAAAGCCCGGCAGGTGCCGGGCTTAGTGATTGGGCTTACTTGACCAGGCGCAAATGTGTTGGCGCTTGGGTTCGAATCTGTGGTGGGTTCGAAAGGGCTATCGATTCCAACCCTGCTAATTCTTGAAGGAATGCAGGTTTTATGTGTAACGCTTTAGCTATCTCCTGGGCGTTGATTCCTTTTTTCTCCGCCAAGATGAACAGCGACCGCGCAAGCATTTCAGGTGGTTCTTGTGCTACCAAGTTGTCCTCTCTCTCCCCGTTCGTTTCGCCATACTTTCTCAGGGTGATTACCCCAGTTTTGTACTGGCTCTCGGTGATCAGATCGAGCTGTTTTGCTCTATACAGAATGCCAGCTTTGCTCACCTTCCAGGTGAGTTTGAAGTCTCTTATGCCTTTCCAGTCAAGCCGCGTTCCGGTTGGGCGCGGAAAGAGCTTTGCCATCATGGAGCGAGGCAAAAGCAGAGCACTCGCGAATCTGTTGGCTTGGTTCTCAGTAACTCTATCGCCTGTTACCACCCCTTCGTGCATCACCAGGTGACCTAGCTCGTGAGCAATGTCAAAGCGTTGTCGACAAGCGCTTTCTTTAGCAGTGTTACGAACAATAAATGGTCGTTCGACTGATACAGACAGAGCGTCAATTTCCTTGGAGACACCTTGAAAGGTGGTAACAACGGCTCCGAGGTTTTCTACGAGTCGGGTCATGTTGGCAATTGGACCCAATCCTAAGTCCCATTCTTTTCGGCAAAACTCTGCGGCTCGCTCAACGTCATCGAAGGTGTGCGAATGTGGCAGGCTAGGGATGCTGACTTGAGGCAGACGCAGCTCTTGATCAAGAAACTTGATCAATGAGTCAATCATTTCGCCTCTAGCGATTGCTACCTGTTTGATAGTGCTTTTGGTGGTCATCAGTTTTCTAAAGTGGAACTGATCCTCATTCAGTCTATGCGGCCTGGATGCGAAGAAACCAATTTCCACATCTAAAGCGTCGGCAAGGTCACCCATCAGTTGTTCTGTAGGCGTTCCTTGGCCTGTCTCAAGCTTGTGAAGGTATTGGCGTGTTTTGCCTACCCTTTCTGCTACCTCTTCAAGAGCTAGCCCGCTGAAAACGCGGGCTAGTCTGAGAGATGCTCCGTCGAAAACGGCATTCATCTATATCACTCTGTTTGAGCTTGATCGCTCTTATCAATGGAATCTTCGCGGACACCAACCTCAGCCGGCCGCAGCTCTTTGGAAGCTGGCGTGTCGCTGTCCACAGTATGCAGTACAGGACCAGATGCTCCATATGCCCATTGAGACACTTTTTCTTGGAAAGCGTTGTATCCAATGAAGAAAACTCGATCTTCATCTTCCTCTGTCATCGCCTTTTCGATCACAAAGCGCCACATAACAGGAGCGTCCTCGTCAATTGAGAACAGATCGTCAGCACCGTTGCGTTTGAAGAACCCAGGCTTCTCAGGGCTTTCTGGATCGTCCCGGAAGAATCGGCAAGGAACGCTACCGATTCTGAACGTCACGTCCATGCCTGCGTTGGCGAGGCTAAGCCATTGATATTTTCCACTGGTGCACAAATGGATGAGCACGTTTCGAGAGCGGCCAAACGCAGCAGTTTCTTGCGTATAGGTGTCATCGAACTGTGAGGACATTTCTTGAAGGGTGGTGTAACGGATGTCGAGCAGCGGTTCGGCAATTTTTGCCAGGCGCTCATCAGACAGTTCTTGATAGAACGACGAGGGAAGTTTGAAAGTCATAACGGTTCCTGGCAAAAATCGATATTTGTCAACCAGAGGATCGGGCAAAAAACGACTTCTGTCAACCAGCTTTCAAAGCATTATTGAACCACTAATCGCGCCACCTCAAACCACCTCTCAACAATAGTTCCTTGATGTTAGGTGCCATGACGAAGGCTATGCCCCAATTAGGTGCAAAGAATAAAATCAGGGGAAGTGACGTGCCACAAGGTCAAGGATAGTCGCGTCTCTACATCTGGCGCGCGCCGTCGTCCCCCCACCTCGCCTGCGGGCTAAATGGGTCTCTTTTTCCGCACTTCTGCACTCCCTCCAAAACTAGTGCGGCTAGGGGCTGTCGGAATGTTTCAAGGCTATCGAAAGCCTGCGGAAACCTGCGAGGGTGGGTGCGTTTCAATGACGCCCACGCGAACGAACAGCCAGGCATATTCGGGAGTCGGCTCGGGAAAAGGGTTAGTTTTTTTTTGAGGGCGATGCGCTGATTTGAAAGGCCCGTATTTGCTGGGCCTGAGCGCTAACTTTGAGGGGTTAGTAAGGGTTAAGTCGAAAGTAAGTATTCTGTAAGTAGCTGTTTTTAAAGGAATTAAATTACTTGCTATTTAACATTAATAAAGGTTAGGAATTAACCATACATAACCGTAGAGCTAACCTTTGCAATCCTGCGCAAAGCCGCAACAGAGAACGCTTTCAGGGCACCCAGCCAAAAACTAACCCTCCTAACCTCTTTCCCGTTGGTCAACAAAAAAACGCGAGATGTGCCTAGGGCTGGGCACTTTTGAAGCTGCGTGCTGCATTGCGCAGTACTCACGACCTTTACGTTCACGCGTCCGCACTCTCACCCACACAGCGTGAGATGTGGGTGTTTGTAGAGGATGTTAGGATTGGAGCGAGAGGAACTTTCGATAAGGTATGCATATTAAGCAAGAGGAGGAACGCTGCCGCCTACGATAGGTAGAGGCAGCGTTGTTAGGTTTATGTGGCGCTCAATTCCAGCTCGTTGAAAATCTGCATGGGATCTTCTGGTTGGAGAGCCCATCTATAAGCTGGATGAACCTCCCAGTCATAACCGAAGTCGACAAATTTATTAGAGAGATATCTATTTTCTTCGAAGTACTTACGGTCAATACCGGCCGCAGTTGCTTTGCGAGCGGTTATAAAGTTTATTTTGAATAAGAAGGCTGCGAGTTCTTTGGTTTCTATTAGAGTATTGTTTGTCCAGCGGAATTTTCCCTGCTCTTCAATGTCTTTAAGCTTTTTCAATAACAGGGCGGTTGTGTAAACATAACCCTGTCCCAATTTTCTTTGGGCCTTAGTAGGACGCATTCCCAAAATCAGTCTTTCGATGGTCGGAAGCTCGGATCGATATTCATTGATGGTATCTTGGAGTCTCCCTTGAGAGTACTCTTCGAAAACAGCTTCTAGATTGCGCGTTGTAATAACTGAGGAGTTTTTTGACTTTGCTTCACGGCCAGCAAGAGTCAAAAGTTTTACCAGGTCTCGGGGCCTTTTCCGAATAAGCGACATTAACACTCGGTACATAGGTGCGTCTTGCCAGTGACCTTTGCCAGAAAATTTTTCTTCGATAATCGCGCTTAAGTAATGCATCATCTGTGATTGATGCTTTTCTAAAAATTCGGCTTCGGTGACTTTTCCGCCGAAATAGCTATCAATTCTTTTCGAAAGTAGCGCAAGAATCTCGTGATTAGTCCACGAGAACCATATTACCGATCCTTCGGTTTTGTCGGTAGATTCATCAGAGGTACGCGCCAGGTAATATACATCTGAACGCAGGCTAATACGGAAATAAACCCCTCGATTCTCAGTAGAGATGTCCCGTATGGCATTCAAAAGTGCAGAAATTCGCTGGATGTCGTGTTTTCGTCCTTGCCATCCACGGTCAAGATCATCAATGTAGACTGAAATCTTATGATGTTTAAGAAAATCCTTCAAAATGGCTTGTTTTGCCGGAGTAAGATCTGCTTTGTCTTGTTGGATCGTTGATGCTAGGAAATCTAGCGCCGCTCCGCCATATTGGTTCAGTTTACCCCTCCAACCATCATAGAGCATGCCAAATGACGTTAAAGCTTTCTTCGCTATGATCTCGTTTATTCCAGTCTTCCAATCTCTAATCATTTTCAAAAAGTCATCGGTATCCTCTCCGATGTCAACGATATCATTAGGCTTTATTAAAAGAGTAAGGCGGTTTTTCAGAGACTCTTCATTTATGGCGACTTGAAATAACGCTGATTTTCCTACACCCTTATGACCGACGATAATTCTTAAGGGCAGATCGTTGACAACTTGTGCGTATGTTTTTCCTTTGAAGTAATATTCCCTTAGGCGCTCTGGATTTTCATCTTCCGCAGCTTCATGGCCGAATAACCTTTGCAACTCAAATTCTTCGAAATCCATTTTTTGACCTTCTGAATAGATGGTGTTGTCGAATTATTTTTTAGATCTAAGCGCGCTAATTCTTGCTTTCAGTATCCCGCATTTCTGCCAATAGTGGCCAGGGTTTCACGTGCGATTTCCCCAAAAGTAGTTGCGCTGCTGTCTTCTATATTCAGAACAGGCTCCATCAATGCTGCTTCAAGAGCCAGCTGATATTCGTAGATTCTGGCGAGTACGTCGGAGAGGAAATATTCGGTGGGAATGTCATCGACTCCATTCGTATGAGCATCGAGCATAGCAGCCAGATCAATCAAAGTGCCATCACCAGAGAAACGAAGATTTCGTCCGATGATACAGAAGTGGTACGTAACACAAAGAAGCGTCTCTGGCGGCGTTCTTGTTTTGGCTAACGCTTTCGCACCAGAATGGAGCGCCAGTCCCATGGTGAGGCCATGGGAGCATTTTGGGGGCGCCAAAAACAACAAATCCCCGACTTTATCTAGGAACATCAGGGAGGGGCGCTTTCGTAATTTGGCGGTGAAGGAGAGATTCGAACGCCCGCTACTCGTCAGCCCCCATCTGCCTTGACCCCGATTTAGTCATGGGTGATCTGGCCTCTTCAGCCTAGCTAAGCCTTGTTTGATATGGCCTGCATTTTCCCCAATAGTGTAAAGCGAGCCCCGAACATTCGCACCAGCCGCTGATGCGCCACGTTCTTCTGCCCATAACGCCAGCTCCATTATTGCCGCCTCTAACGCCAGTTGGTTTTCATAAACCCTTTCCAGCACATCCGTCAGTGAGTATTCGCTCGCCAT